CGCGCAGCGGCAGGCTCGAGGCGCTGGCGAGCTGGAGCGCGGCACCAGCAACGACGCTCTGAACGCCTTCCGGCGAAGCATGGGCGCCACATAGACCACCCCTCCCATCCCGGGCGGGGGCAGTTACGGCCGCAGGGCCGGGATACGGAGAAATCCGGGATGTCGGAAGACAAGGACACCAGCGCGACTGGTGGGACGTTCACGCAGGAAGACGTGGACCGCATTGTGCGGGAGCGCCTGGCGCGTGAGCGCGACAAGTTCAAGGACTACGACGACCTCAAGGCGAAGGCCAGCGAGGCCGACGCGACCAAGTCCGACATGGACAAGGTCATGGAGAAGCTGGCCGCGATGGAGAAGCAGGTCGCTGACGCCGAGCGCAAGGCGCTGCTCACTGAGGTGGCTGCCGCGAAGGGGCTTACCCCGGCGCAGGCGAAGCGGCTCCAGGGTTCGACGAAGGACGAGTTGGAGGCCGACGCCGACGACCTTCTCGGCGCGTTCGGCGGCAAGTCCGACAAGGACACGGCCAAGGACGACACCAAGGACGGCGAGAGCAAGGCCGAAGAGTCCAGCCCCACGAAGAACGCCGGTGACGACGGCCAGGGCGAGCGGAAGCTTCCCGCGTCCGGCCGGCCGACCGAGAAGGTCACCTCCGGTGCGGTGCCGGGCGCAACCGGCGGCAAGTCCGCGGCCGAGATGGCCAAGGAAATTCTCAGCAGTTCGTTCTGACGGCGGCATAGGGCCGCTGTCGGCTTTACCTACGTAAGGAGTGCCCGCAGTGGCCGTTCTGACCGCAAAGGGGATCTCGGCGCTTGCCGTCGAGATGCTGACCCGCAAGCTGGTTCTGCCCAACACTGTCGCCCGCATCCCGGGCAACGAGTTCGGCGGCAGTTCCGGTGACACCGTGACCGTTCGGGTGCCGCAGCCCACCACCGCCCGCAAGCAGGCGACCCGCGGCGCGCAGATCACCTACGACGACGTCAACGAGGTGCCGGTTGACGTCAAGATGGAACACCTCTACAACGCGAAGCGCATCAGCGACCAGGAGCTGACCTTCGACATCGCCGACTTCGGCCGGCAGATCACCCTGCCGCAGGTTGAGGCGGTCGCCGCGGGCTCCGAGGCGGAACTGGCCACTGTGATGAACGGGCTGACGTCGCAGCTCACCATCAACGCTGACGGTTCCAACATTGAGGCTGTGATCCTGGAGGCCCGGGAGATGCTGGGCCGCGCCGACGTGCCGGCGGACGGCCGGTTCATGGCGGTCAGCCCGGAGGTGGCGACGTTCGTGCTGAGCCTGCCGAACCTGTCCGAGGTCGACAAGGCCGGCGACAGCTCGGCGCTGCGTGAGGCGATCATCGGCAAGTACCGGGGCTTCACGTTCGTGGAGTCGGCGGGCCTCACCGCGGGTGCGGCGGTCGCCTACCACCGCTCCGGGTTCGCGTTCGCCAACCGGCCGCCGGTTGCCCCGCGGGGTGCGACCAGCTCGGCGACGCACCAGGCGCACGGGATCTCGATGCGGCAGATTTTCCAGTACGCCCCGGACATCCTGTCGGATGCCTCGGTGGTCAGCACCTTCGCGGGTGCCGGTGTGGTGCGTGACGCGTCCAACAGCATCAAGCGCGCCATCAAGATCACCACGGCTGCGTCCGGGGGCTGATGTGTCGGAGCTGGCGCCGCTGGCGCCGCTGGAGCGTCTCGCGGGTCGTCTCGGATACACCCCTGAGGGTGCCGAGGCGATCCGCGCGGCGGACCTCCTGGCGGGCGCCAGCGATCTGATCCTCGATGAGGCTGGCGCGGCCGGGGTGGAGTGGGGTGACACCCTGGCCGTGCCGCGTCGCGTCGCCGGGATCTGCGTGGAAGTCGCCTACCGGGCGTTCGTGAACCCGGAGGCACTGGGGCAGCGCAGCATCGGCGACAGCAGCAAGTCCTACGACCGGGCCGGTTTGCAGGGCGGCGAGGCCCTGTACCTGACCGACGACGAACGCAAGGCGGTCAAGCGGGCCGCCGGCGGGTCCGGCTTCCGGTCGGTCACGTTGGTGTCGCCGTACTCCGGTGACGGTCCGGAAAGCCTGCTGGGCTCATGAGCCGGATCGGTGTGCACGAGCTGCCCCGGCTGATGCAGGTGTGGCGGGCGGTCACCACCGACGACGGGGCGGGCGGCCAGCTGGTCGACGTGCTCCAGGTCGGCGAGGTGCGGG